CGCTATGAAGCACGAACGATTCATCTCCTGGATCCTGGCAACGCCGTGGGCGCTGATGCCGGAGCGAATGGCTGCCTATGCCACGATCATCGCGCGCAAGCAGGCATCCGACCATGACGAGGCCTTCGGTGATGGCCCGGTGGCCGCGGCGCCGGCACGGCGGGGCGGTAACCGGTCAGGGGCGATCGCGGTCATCCCCGTGTATGGACCCATCTTCGAACGGTCCAGCCAGATCGGCATGTGCGAGGAAGGCACAAGCGCGCAGGCCGTCCACAATGCGCTGGCTGATGCGAACGCTGATGACAGCGTTTCGCAGATCCTCATGGACTTCTCGACGCCCGGCGGTTCCGTCTACGGCGTGCAGGAGGTGAGCGCGGAGATTGCACGCTCGAAGAAGCCCGTAATCGGCATCGCCAACAGCCTGGCAGCGTCGGCCGGCTACTGGATGTTGTCGCAGTGCTCGGAGGCCTATATCACCCCCGGCGGTGAGGTCGGTTCCATCGGCGTTTGGACCGCGCACCAGGATGTCAGCAAGGCGCTTGAGGATGCCGGCATCAAGATCACCCTGATCTCTGCCGGCGAGTTCAAGGTGGAAGGAAACCCATACGCCCCGCTCGGTGACCAGGCGCAGGCGTTCATGCAGTCGCGCATCGACAACTACTACGGCGCGTTCACCCGCGCAGTTGCCCGAGGTCGGAAGGTCTCCGTCGACCAGGTGCGTAGCGACATGGGTAAGGGCCGCGTCTACGGCGCCGACCAGGCTAAGGCCGCTGGCATGGTGGATGGCATCGCCACGTTCGACCAAGTCATCGCCAACATGCAGAAGAGCATCAAGGCATCGGCGCCGCGGGCGAGCCGTCTGGCCAGCGCGCAGCGCGACATCGCAATCATGGGCTGAGTGCCAGCCCGACCCCGGCGCGTCCATCGACGCGACGGCTGCAACCCATCGGTTGCGCCGGCACAACCAACCATCCGCCCATAGGGCGGTTTTTTTATACCCAGTCTTTGGAGCTACCCATGAGCAAGAATCTTCGCGAGCTGCAGGCTCGCAAGGCCAAGCACGTCGCCGCCATGCGCTCGATCGCCGACAAGGCCAACACCGAAGCGCGCGATCTGACGGACGACGAGTCCACGGCGTTCGACACGGAGAAGGCAGCGCTGGCCGGCGTCAACAAGTCGATTGAGCGTGAGGAAGCGCTGATCGAGGCCGAACGCTCGGCTGGCGTGGTCATTCGCGACGGCGCCGATATCGGCAGCCTGGAAGACAACAAGGCCAAGGACGGCAAGCGCGGCTTCAAGTCGTTCGGTGAGTTCGCCTCGAGCGTCCGCGCTGCTGCGAACCCTAACGTCAACCGGGATGCGCGCCTGTCGATCAACGCTGCCGCACCCGGCACCTTCAACAACGAAGCCGGTGGCGCCGATGGCGGTTTCCTGATCCCGCCGGAGTTCAGTGCCAGCATCTGGAACATGGCCCTGTCGGAAGGTTCCCTCATTCCGCTCACGGACAACACGGAAGTCACGGGTAACTCCATGACCTTTCCGAAGGATGAAACCACGCCGTGGGGCGGCTCCGGCGTACAGGCTTTCTGGCAGGCCGAAGGCACTGCACCCAATACCAGCAAAGTGCAGCTCGGGCTGGACACGCTGCGCCTGCACAAGCTGATGTGCCTGGTCCCGGTGACGGACGAGTTGCTCAGCGACGGCGCTGCGCTCGGCAGCTATCTGAACAACCAGGCGCCCGAACGGATGCAGTGGAAGGCAAACGAGGCGATCCTGTTCGGCACGGGCGTGGGTCAGCCGCAGGGCTGCTTGAACAGCAGCGCCTTGGTCGTCGTGGCGAAGGAGACCGGCCAGGCGACCCAGACCATCATGCAGCCGAACATCTCCAAGATGCGCAGCCGCCTCAAGACCGGCGAGCTCAAGAACGCGGTGTGGGTCGGTAACCCGGACATCCTGCCGGCCCTGGAAGGCCTGACGGTCGGCAATATCCCGATCTTCCTGCCGCCGGGCACCGGCCTGCGCGAAGCCTACGACGGCACCCTCAACGGGCGCCCCCTGATTCTGAGCGAGCATGCGAGCGCATTCAGCGCGCAGTCGGACCTGTCGCTGCTCTCGCTGAAGGGTTACCGCACGATCACCAAGGCCGGCGGCATCGAGACCGCGACCTCGATGCACCTGTATTTCGACCAGGCTCTCACGGCCTTCCGATTCATGTTCCGCATCGACGGCCAGCCTATCCCGAAGGCCCCCATCACGCCGCCGACCGGCAAGAGCACGAACACGCGTTCGTACTTCGTGACCCTGGGCGCCCGCTAAGCCCGGCGGCCCGGGTTCGCCTGGGCCGCTCTCTGGCCGGCCTACCGACTTTCCTTCCGCTTCAGAGGAATCATCATGTACCCGAACGTAAAGGCATCCGAGCAGATCGCCATTCTTGGCGCTGTTCCCCCGTCCAGCCAGGCAGCCGGCACGCTGTCTACGGGCTGGATCTCCATGGCCAACTTCCAGAAGCTCCTGGCCATTCTGCAGACCGGCACGCTTGGTGCAGCCGCCACCGTCGACTGCAACATCCAGCAGGCACAGGACGGCAATGGCACCAATGCCAAGGCCATTGCTGGCGCTGCCATCGTCGAGCTTTCTGGCGCTGGTGGTGCAAACGTCGAATGCGAGATCAACCTCGACGCTCAGCAGCTCGATGTCGCCAACGGCTTCTGCTTCGTCAACGCCAACGTGATCGTTGGTGCGGCTGCGAGCGAGACGTCGCTCCTGCTGCTTGGCTTCGTCCCGCGCGTCGCGCCGCCGACGAATGTGGCAAGCGTCGTGCAGGTCGTGAACTGATCGATCACCCCGAAAGGATAGGGGCCCTGTGAGGGGCCCCTCATTTCATGGCCCTCCAGCTCATCACGGCACCGACTGCCGAACCCATCGATCTCGTTGAGGCGAAGGCGCACTCGCGCGTCGATATCCCTGACGACGATGTGCTCATTGGTGCGCTCATTTCGGCGGCGCGTGATTTCGCCGAGAATCTCACCGGCAAGCAGTTGGTTAGCGCGCGCTGGAAGCTGGTCCTGGATTGCTTCCCGGGTGGCTATCGGCCGGAGGCACCGTATCGGCAAACCTTCTCCCTTCCGGGCAACGCGATCCTCCTGAGTAAGTTCCCGGTCATCCAGGTCGTGTCGATCCAGTACCTGGACCTACAGGGCGTCGTGCAGACCGTCGACCCCACAACCTACGTCGTCGACTATTCCACCGAGCCCGTGCGAATCACGCCGGTGTTCGGGCAGATTTGGCCCATTCCTGTGCCACAGATCGGTTCGGTGTGGGTGACCTTTGATGCTGGCTACGCCGCGCCGATCAGCGCGACCGTGGCGGGCAACGAGATTTCAGTGCAGGGCTGGGCGCCGCTCGCCGTTGGCAGCGTCATCCGGCTCTCGAACAGCGGCGGCGCGCTCCCTGCGCCCCTGAAGCCCAAGACCGACTATTACGTACAGAGCGTGGTATCGCCTGGCGTCTATACGCTCGCGGCTGCGGCCAACGGACCGGTCATTGCGCTGACGGATATCGGCAGCGGTACCAGCTACCTCGCGGGCGTTCCGGATGGCATCAAGGCTTGGCTGAAGATTCGCCTATCTACCATCTACGAGAACCGCGAAGAGGTGGCGATCATGACGCGCGGCAAGATCGACGTGCTGCCGTATGTGGATCGCCTGCTCGACGGTTTCCGGTGCCCGGAGTTCTGACATGGGCATCAACAGCTATGTCATCCGCAGCGGCGATCTACGCGACCGCGTCACGTTGCAGACGCGTGTCGTCGGCGCGAGCCCATCAGGGCAGCCCACCGAGACCTGGGTGGACGCGTTCACCGCATGGGCGGACATGGATCCTCTCACGGGGCGCGAACTGATCGCAGCGCAGCAGGTGCAGTCGTCGGTAACGCACAACTGCACGATGCGGTACCGCAAGGAATTCGCCAACCCGAAGGCCGTGGCCAACATGCGCCTCGTCTATCAGGGCCGGTTCTTCAACATCCACGCCTGCATGGACCAGGACTCGCGCAAGCGCGCGGTGGTGCTCCAGGTGGAAGAGGGCCTCAACAATGGCTGACTTCGAGTTCAAGGTGGCCGGCCTGGACAAGCTCAATGCGGCGCTACTCGAGCTGGGCACCAATGGCGCGCGGCGCGTAGGCAAGCGCGCGTTGCGTCAGGGCACCAACGTGGTCCTCTTTGCCACACGAGAAGCGGCGCCAGTGAAGTCCGGCAACCTCAAGAACAAGGGCCTCTATACGCATGACCGGGGCATCGCTGGCGAT